AGTGATATGCTTAGTTTCTATACACTAGATGAGTACAAAGACTTTTGGCAAAGCACTGATGTACAAAACAGTTTGTCACGATGGTTCGCACCTATCGGTGAGACTGCTAGAGCTAATGATGTGCGTCTAAGTTTTCACCCTGACCAATTTGTAGTTTTAGCAAGTGACCGTGAAGAAGTAGTAAATAAGAGTATTGAAGAATTTGAATATCATTGTGACATGGTTCGTATGATGGGCTATGGCAAAGAATTTCAAGACTTCAAAGTAAATGTACATATCTCAGGACGTAAAGGCCCACAAGGCATTCGTGATGTGTACAATAGATTATCGCCAGAAGCGAGAAACACACTAACACTAGAGAATGAGGAATACACACATGGACTTACAGACTGCTTATCATTATCTGACCTCGTACCTACGGTCATGGACATTCATCACAATTGGATACGTGAGGGAGAATATATTTCACCCAGTGATGACAGGGTTAAGAAAGTTATTGATAGTTGGCGCGGTATTAGGCCTACTTTACATTACTCCGTCAGCCGTGAAGATGTACTTGTTGGCCATTCCGGATCACAACTACCCGATCATGGTGCGCTGATTGAATCAGGATATAGTAAGCAAAAACTTCGGGCACATAGTGACTACTATTGGAACGAAGCTGTGAACGATTGGGCATTGACATTCTTAGATAACTTTGATATGATGTGCGAGTCGAAGGCAAAGAATCTTGCCAGCTTTAAATTATTAGAGAGATATAAATGTTTGACAAAATAAAGAACTTATTTAAAAAGCCAGAACCTGCAAAGGTAGTACAGGAAAAGAAACCACGTCAGCCTAAAAAGAAAAAAGAAGATACTGGTATTTCTGAAAAAGAGAAAGCAACAAGAGATGGATTACCTTATGTAAACATTCTTAAGATGGAAATTGACCCATATGATATTAATACGGGCGCATTCGAACTTGACTTTAATGATAAGTTTGTGTTAAACTTGATTCGTGCAGGATATAAGATACGTGAGGATGATACTGATACAATTATTGTAGATCGTTGGTTCCAAACAGTATGTCGCAATGTTGCACTAGAACTCTATGAGCAACAGCAGGCCGATCCGGAGAACCGTACCATGGCTACGGATATGAGAGTGGTCCGTGCTAAGGACCTCGGCAATGGCCGCACAGAAGTCAGTTGACAATAAATCATTTTGGATGTATAATGCATATATTAGCTGGAGAATAGTATATGCAAATGCCAATCGACTTTCAAATATTTGAGAACTTTTGTACGCAACACGGTTACAAAGCAGTTGACCAGCGTAAAGAAACCGGATCAGGAAACATTTATTATGTTAAAACCCGTAACGGTGTTAAGGTTGAAATAAAAGCAAAAAGAGATATTAATATCTATGTTGCCGGACAAGGTCTTAATTCTCAGAAACTTGATTTACTAAAAACAGAATTAAAATCACAGGGTATGGTGATTATTAAAGAAAATGCCAAACATTTACTAATTGAATTACAAGACGATATTCTTACTGGATTTTTAACTCTTGTCAATAATATTGAAGATATTGACGGTATTGTTCAACGCCAAACATATGCACGGTTAGGTGTTGAATATAAACCCGATGAAACTTATATATTCATTGCAGAAACATTACAAAATGCAATTAAACGTGGTCAACCATGGGCAATATCTCGTGGCTTTGGTGGTTTTGATAATATAGATAATAAAATTACAGTTGGATATAGCATTAAAGGTAGACAACAAGAACTTAATGGTAAAAATGCATACAGAGAACATATTGTTCCCTGTGATTTAATTATGCGTAAAGGTATTGAAATGATTAAAGCAGGTAATACTGTTGAACAAGTTGCTATTATGTTTGCCAATAATAATTTTATACTTAAAATAAGTGACGATGAGGCATATAAACTTGATATTGAATTAGGTTTACGTACCGTAATGCCAGAAGGTTGGGACTTCGGGCAGGATGTATACTCTCGTATTACTTTTGCAGGAATTCAATTAGAAGCACCCGAGGTTGACAAATAAACAAAACGGGTGTATAATACACATATTGTTCAACAAACTATAGGTAACACATGAAGCGTAATAAGACAACAGTAGCATTGGCAGTTGAAGAAATTTCGATTCCTGATATTGAGCCGTTGCAACAAGAATATTTGGTAGATAACATTATTGATGCAATTACTAAAGTAATGAAGGCCGCAACAAAGAAGGCTATTGTTGTGCAAGCGCCGACTGGTAGTGGTAAGAGTTTTACTATTACCAACTACACTTCTATTCTCATTGCACAAAATTTTAAGAAAATTAAGAATGTTTTCTTTGCGGCTCCTTCACAGGAATGTGTTGACGAACCACTTGAAAGCATGATGAAGTATGATGGCACTTACATTGGCAGCAAGTTAGTTAAAGTTTATGATAGCAAACAGTTGAAATTAGCCTTAGAGAATGATATTGAATTACCCGGTGACATTCGCTATTTCTTTATGACTACACAATATATGTATGGTCTATATGAAAGTTATGATCCTGCAAACCCTGATGACTTTGATTTGATGTTGCCTGATCTTATCTTTAATGACGAGGCACATCGTGGTTTAGGTGTGCCTGACAAGTCAACAACTAAAGACGACCAAGGTGTTACTAATAACAATTGGGAACCTAAGTGGTTCGATATGCAAACAGCTATGATGAATAGCGGTACTGTTATCATTCACTTGACAGCTACACCTACACAATCTCAACAAATGAGAACATTGGTAGGCGCTGATAAGTATGTGCAATTGCCTACAATGCCGAAGTTCAAAGAATCAAACGCATTTACTAAGTTTGAATATCACGGCAATCGTGAAGATTTGTATGAGACACTAGAAGCCGCATATAAGACATTTGCTTGGCAAGTAAACGAAATTCGCAATCAGCAAATTTTAATTCCAGAAGCTACATGGGAATCTGTCTCTGACAAGATGCCTAAAATGATGCCCGGCATTATTATCAGTCTGGGTCGTAACAATGCAGTTAATGGTATTCCAATTGATGCAGTTATGAAAGAAGTTAAAGCGTTTGTCAAACGAATCAATGCAGTGTTGTTTGTATCTACCTCTAAAGAGAAACACTTTGATGGTAAGTCTATTAAACGTATGAGCGAAGGTATTAAGTTAGCCAACAGCCCTGCATATATTAATCGACCACTAGTTATGGTTGTTGTTGATTCAGGTAAGATGGGTATCAATATCCCTCGATTGATTACAGCAGTTGTTTGTAAGGTTCCTGCTCAACAGAAGATTCACAATAGCTATACACAGTTTGTTGCACGTACTTGTCGTTTGCCTTTTTTCCGCGATCATGAATTGGGTATTGATTTCATTCGCAAGATGAAAGTGTCCGATGAAGTCAAGTCTCTAGTGTGTTCATACTATTCGCTGTTATCTACATCATTTGCTATTCTTCCGCAAGATACTGAACTGATGAAATTAGTTGAAGAATTCTACACAGAAGATACGTTTGAAATGGTTGACGGTATTGATTACATTCTTAAAGGTGTGTTTGGTAGTAAGGATCCGAAAAAGTTAATTTCGGGTTTGCGACTTGCGTTTGACAATGGACAACTTAATCAGTTGTTTCGTAAGGACCATTGTGAGGCATGTAAAGGTGTTTGCTTTGAGCAAGCAATAAAGGGCTACATTGAGCAATACGGAGACGATACTAGCTCATTGGGTGACTTTATTGAAGATTGGAAGACTACACTACAAGTTGACCATATTGACGGTAATCGTTACAACAACGATCCATCGAATCATGCTACAGTTTGCCCAAATGTTCACATGTTGAAAACACAACGTCAAAAAGATTTTCTCAATACATACACATTTGGCAAGCCCAAGCCTTGACACAAACTAAATAGTAGTCTATAATAGACACAACTTAACACACTTTTACAATTATGAAATACGCACTACTGGATACAGCTAACATTTTCTTCAGGGCTCGACACGTTGCATCACGCAATACTTCTTTGGATGAGAAGGTTGGAATGGCCTTGCACTTGACATTGGCAAGCATTAATCAAATCGTTCGTAAATTTCAGGTAGATCACGTAGTGGTATGCTTAGAGGGTAAAAGTTGGCGTAAGTCGTTTTATGAGCCATACAAGAAAAATCGCATTGTTGATACACTATCACAGACCGAAGCAGAGATTGAAGAAAATAAAATGTTTTGGGAAACGTATGATACCTTCACAACGCACATGCGTCAGAAGACCAACACTAGTGTCCTTCGTCATCCCGAGGCTGAAGCTGATGACATCATCGCAAGATTCGTGCATTTGCATCCCGCAGATGAACATTTTATAATTTCCAGCGACACGGATTACGACCAACTTATAACTGAAAAAGTTGTAAGGTACAATGGAATCACTAATGAACTTATCACTATCAATGGTTATCTGAAAGAAAATGGTAAGCCTGTCATTGATAAGAAAACTAAAGAGCCTAAACTACTAGAGGATCCACAATATATTTTATTTCGTAAGTGCATGAGGGGAGACGGTACCGACAATGTATTCAGTGCTTATCCCGGTGTGCGTGAGAAAGGTAGCAAGAATAAAGTTGGATTGATTGAAGCGTATGCTGACAGAACTAAGCAAGGCTTTGATTGGAACAATCTGATGTTGCAACGCTGGACTGACCACAATAATGTAGAACATCGTGTGCGTGAGGATTATGAACGCAATCGTATTCTTATTGACTTGACCGCACAACCACAAGATATCAAGGATAAGGTTGATGCAAGTATTCGTGAGGGTGTGCGTGTAACTACTACACCGCAAGTAGGCATACACTTCTTAAAATTCTGTGGCAAGTATGAGCTGACAAAAATTTCTGAACAAGCGGAAACCTACAGCAAGTGGCTGAATGCGCCCTACACAGGTAAATTAGTATGATCTTTACTACTACTGGTACAACCTTTAAGGAAATACAACAGGGTGACCCAGACTTTACAATGACTGATGGTATTAAATTAGTACCACGTGCTGGATTTGAGATTAGTAAAAATTGTCCTAGAGAGTATAAATTAATTCTTGTTGAATGTATTAATAATGGTTGGCTAAAACCTGTTTCATATATTAAAGAATCAGAATATGTTTGGGAAAAACTAGGAGACTAAATATGGAACGAGATTACAAAAACATTTATTATATTCTAAACAAAACACCAAAAGACTTACATATTTGGTGGGAATCATTGAGTGAAGATGATAGAAATTATGCTATGGAAATACTAACAGAATATCGTAAGATGTTAGATGAACCTGTAGTAGAAGAATATACATTGGCAAAAGAATACTTAAAAAAGTTTCAGTTATGAACTTAGCAGAATACTTTGAACAAAATAGATACAAAGCCAAATATAGTA